ACGATCCAGCCTCCGTTTGATTTCCGCTGGGCTTGGCCGTTGGTATGTTCTGCGGTGATCTCGGCGACCTGCTTCCGGGTGATGCCGGTCATTTCGATCTCCACTCCGATGGTCTGGTCTTTCATGAAGATTCGTAGAGGTTTTAACCAAGCTGATCCCAGCCCTGGACCAGGTCACGATCAAGGAATTCGACCTCAAATTTATCATGGTCATTTTTTCTTGCCCCTTTCGTTTTGGTTTTATATTTTTTTTGGCCTGCCGTCGTCAGAGCAGGGAGGCCGTTTCCTGCTGACCGGCCTTGGTGGCCGGTTTCGGCTTTTTGAGTTTGGTTGTTCGGGCTTGTGGGCCTTGCCCCTGGAGTCTTGCTGGCTCTTCCGCCTTGCCCCTTTCTGTCTTTAGCTGCCCTGTTGGTTCTTCGCGTGTTGCGAGCCTCTTCCGAGTCACTCTCGGTCCGGCTCTTGCTCCCCTGCTGCTGCAGCCCTTCTTGGTTGGTGCGGTTTTTTCGCTCAGTCCCCGGCGCTTTCTTGCCGGGTGTCCAGGCCCTCGTCGTATCGGGTGTCTCCCCGCCGAGCTCCCTCGGTTGGTCTGCCGCTCCCCTTTCGTTTTCCCCGCCGGGCGTTGTGCCTGTCTCCAGGTGGCCGGTCCTCGTTGTTTCGGGTTCGCGGTTGCTGCGGGTTAGGCTTTCTTTCGGCTGCTGGTCGTGGGTCCGGCCTGGCTTCGTTTCCCGCTTTCTTTTTTCCGGGCCGGGGGCCGCTTTCCCTTTCGCTGCGGCCTTGCCGGTGGTCCTCTTGCCAAACACATTATCTCATAGGGGCACGCGTGTGTCAACCCTAAAAGATGGTAAAAGGGGCTAAATAGGCGTTAATTTTTGATTTATTTTAAACTTTTTTTCGTAAAAAAGGCCCTCCGGCTGGAGGGCTTTAGGTAAGGGGTGTGGTGTCCCGGTTATTCGTTTTCGCGGCGGATCATGCTGATAATGTCGTTTATGTAATTGCTTCCGGCCATGATGAAAAATGCCGTGATCACCTGGCCTACGTATGGCCAGCCGAATTCAATTCCGACCATGTCAAAAAAGTCCAGCCCGGCGCCTATCGCCAGGACCAGCCCGGCTGCGAAGGCTATCGCCAATTTGAGGTCGAATTCCTTGATCGTGACCTGGTCCAGGGCTGGGATCAGCTTGGTTAAAACCTCTACGAATCTTTCGGTAATTACTGCTAAAAATACCCATGCGAATAACGGTTCCATTTAAAGCACCTCCGTGTTTTGGTGTGGCTCCGGTTGCCCGTGGCCGTTTTGAATCTGGGCTAATTCTAATTCCTTCTCTTTCCTGGTGATCGATGACGCCAGCGTCAGTTCTCCTAAGATCGCTGCTAATCCTGTGTAAATTAAGCTGTCCTGGACCATCCGCCCGGTCCAGTTGAAATAAATTACGGTAACGATAAAGGCGAAAGCTGCGATCAGCATGGCGGTGACCACTCTCTCTAAAAACTTGCTGCCGTTCTTTTTCTTTTCCGCCTGGGCCCGGTCCAGCCTGGATTGGTATGGCTGGAATTCAATCGGCTCGGGCTCCGGTGGAAATAATTCGTCGAACTCCTCCTTCACCATTTCCTCCTCCTTTTTGGCCCGGTCGCCTGTTTTTTATTCCTGCTCAAAGGGCAGCATGAAGGTGTCCGGGAATCCTTTGGCTTTGGCCTCGGCGACCGCTGTCCTGGCGTGGGCTATGTCCTGGAATGATCCGATAATTACTCGGTAGTATAAATTGCTTGCTGGCGGTGGTGTCGGTATCACAGGCGGCGCCGCTTTCCTGGGCAGCGCCAGGGCCCGGGCGATTCCTTCCGCGGTAAAGTTTCCGAGGTTTTTCTGGACCTCCGGCGTGCTGGCCAGCCTGGCTTCGTTCGGGTTGCTCAAAAACATATATTCGATCAGGACCGTCGGTGCCGGGATGTTTCCGGTGATCCAATGGGTTGAAAACCTTGGGCCGCGGTCCCGGACGCCGATGCTCTCGACGTAGGGTTTGAGGGCGCTGTGGATCGCCGTTCGGTAATTCTTGGTGACCTCGTATAATGGGCCGGTGCTCAGATGCGTCGCGAATCCCTGGGCCGCTTGGTCCTGATGCCAGTCGTGGTGTTGCGAAACGAATATCGCTGGCTTCGCTGCTGCGGCCATGTCCCTGCGGGCCGGGAGGCTGATAAATACGTCGCGGTCCCTGGCCATGATTATTTTGTGGCCGCTGAAATTCTGGTTGAGCGCGTCCCTGGTCGCGAGGCTGACCGCTAAGTTGACGTCCTTTTCCCGGACGCCGTTCGCGACCGCTCCGCTGTCGCTTCCCCCGTGGCCAGCGCTGAGCATAATTATTTTTTCTGCTCCTGGCGCCGGTTCGGGTGTCTTTGCAGCTGGGTCGTATTTATTCGGGTCGCCCCAAACCTTGGAGCCGATCGCTGAGCCGTCGTCGATCCGGATTTCGGCGTGGAGGTGAATCCCGGTCGATCGCCCGGTCGTCCCGCAAATCCCGACGATTGCTCCTGCCGGGAGCCGGTCCCCTGGCTTGACGCTGAAGCTGGCCAGGTGCTGTAAAATCAGCAGTTCTTTCGTGCCGTCGATCTGCAGCGATGCGGTGAGACCGCGGGTGCTCGCGTAATTGTTTGTGGCCCGGATCGTCCCTGGCCAGGGTGTCCGGACCGGGTTATTGTAAGGCTTGCTTCGGTCCGGGACGCCGAAATCGATTCCCCAATGGGTTACCTTGGCGCCGGTGAAAGGGTCGGTCCTTTCTCCGTAGTCGCTGATCAGGCGCCAGGGCGGCTGTAAAACTTTTGTGTAATATTCGACGAGGGTCATGGCCCTCACTTCCTTTCCTGTTTTTTGCGGCGCTGGCTTAGCGTGGCCAAATGCCAAATATCCAGGTGATCGTCGCGGTGGCGACGGTTATTCCGGTGAGCAGTAGGCCGATAATTTTTGAGATCCGCTCGAAACGTTGCTGCTGCTCCTCCCTTCCCTGGTCCATCCACTTTTCTCTTAGGCTCTCGGTCGTCGTCGTAATTAGTTTTTCCTTTTCCTCATCGTCGAGGTGGTCTCCGATCATTTCCTCCACCTTCCTGACCAGCGGAAGGACCGGGCAGCTCTCGGTGCGGTTATTTAAATATTGGTTTACGTCGCCTTGCAGCTGGATGACCTCCGCCCGGAATCCGTTGTATTCGTGCATCCGGTCGTCCAGGTATAATAAAAATTTGCTCTGGATCGCGCTGGTTTTGTTGAGGCGCCGGAGCGCGCTGTAAATGTCTACCTGGGTGACCTTCTTAATCAGGGCTCCGTCCTGCTCTGTGTATTCCAGCTCGGGATGGTCCACCAGGGTATTTTCGAGTTCCTTCCTGGCTTCGGCTGTTTTAATTGCGTCGCTTTTCATGGTCCGCCTCCCTGTGGTTTACCCGGGCATTGCAGTAAAAATAATGTCCGGTGGTCGCTTAAATTCTGCTTTCCATATATGGTCCGTAGTCACAAACCAAAGCCTGGGTGTTACCGCGTCGTATTGGTAGGTCATGTCAAAGGCTGCCTGTGCATATTCACTAAATTCTCTGTCGTAGGGTGCTCCGATTCCCGTTTGTATCCACGAATTTGCGGCGATGTCGTAAATGAATAATTTGTTGAATTGATACTGGGTTCCGTTGTTGACGTAGTAATATGCCTGCCTTGATTCCATGGCTACGAGGTGGCTTGGTCCTAACATTTTTAGCCGCCCGCCTGCTCTCCAATAAGCCCCTGGGCAAGAAGTCATGTAGCTCCAGGTATTTCCACTTATTGAATACCGCATAAATACGCCGTCGCTGTTTCCGGAGGTGCAGTAAATAAAATTGCCTCCGTCGTAGCAAAGTGCTGCGTGGGTTGTGTTTATTGGCGTGGTCGCCAGGGCCGTCCAGGTGCCAGCTGTTCCGTAAGTCTGTTTCCGGAAAAGGTTTGAGCCAGAGCCTTGCTTGTAATAAAAAGTGTTGTCGCCGTCGAAAATTAAATCTCCGCCGTGGACGCTTCCTGATATCGACATCCACCAGTGTTCCCAGACATTGGCGCCTATCGTGTATCTGGAAATTCCGTCTGAGCCGCTTGATGGTCCTACTCTTAATAAAATTATGCCTGATGGCCCAGCCATCAACTTGTTCTCAAACCTGGCGGAAAACCCGAGGTCCGCTGGTTTTGTCGCGTGTGTTTTGGTTGCGATGTTGTATTTATACCAGTCAGTGTAACCGACTCCGCGGGTGTAGTATAAAAAGCCGTCGTGAACTAATACTGCTGCGGTGTCCCTGGTGGTTGTGACCACTGTGGTTTCTTTTTCTGGCCCGCCTAAATAAAGCCCGCCCTTGAACAGTCTCCAGGCCGTGCCGTCGTAAAAATACATGACGTTGAGCTCGGTGTGGAAAAACATCATGCCCGCTGCTGGGCTGCCTGGTAGCGAGGTTCCGACCTGAACCCTTATCTCTTTGGTGCTGTCTTTCCGTATGTTGATTCCTTCCGCGACCGCTTCGTCATATTGCGTCTCCAGGTTATTTAGCCTGGTGTGGGTAATTGCTAAGCCCTCGGTCCAAGTGTTCTTTGTGTAGGCCATGGGTTATTCCTCCTCCGCGTTTTCGCTTAATTCAATCCAGGCGCTGCCATCTGAAATGTATAACTCTTTATCGGTGCTGTTTAAATAAATCCGCCCGACCGCGTGGCTGGGAGCCGAGGCCAGAACCTCTACGGCCAGGGCCTGGTTGACTAAGGTTCTTATTGGGTTTGTCTCCCACTCGGCTATGACCTCGTCGTATTGTGTTTCCAGGTTTCGGAGCCGCGCTGGCGTAATTTCGGTCGTGCCGTCTACCCAGGTTGTTTTCGTGTAGCCCATTATTCCTCCCACCTGTCTGTCCGCCGGATGTCCCAGCTTTCTGATTTGGTTTTCTCCTGGTCGAAGGTTTCGCTGATCACTTTGATGCCGGTGCCTTTTTCGGCTGCTGCGTCGATTCCTCCATACCAGTGAATTTCCTCGACCATGCCGATCGCCTCGTAGGGCGCCAAATATCCGGCTGTTAAAATCGTGTCGGTCTCCATGTCCTGGCGGTCCATCATTTGCTTCCGGCCTACGACCGCGCCGTCAACCTTCCATTCGATGTATTTAATCCGGTCGCCGTAGTCAAACATTGGAAATGTGTCGGCGCCCGGGTAAAGGTCTGCTCCGGGTGTTACTCTCTTCATGATATTTAGCTCGTTCGGCTCTAAGGCCCAATTCTTGCTGAATTCGAAAAGTAAGGTTAGAATTTCGATTTCCGAAATGTTTTCCCGGACGACCATGGTTTCGCCTCGGGTGGCCAGCTCGCCAAAAAACTTGGTCCAGCTGCCGTGAGTCGGTCCTTCTACTGCTTTAATGTCGTATCCTAATTCGGTCGTGCTGGCGCAAAAAACCTGGACCGATTCGACCAGCATTTCGGCCTCCTCCAAATAATATTCCGGCAGGTCGATCGTGACCAGGTGGCCTGGCTCGATGCCCTCTTTTAAGGTTTTGAATTTTATTGTTTTTCCTTCCCGGGCGTATTTAGCCAGGGCGCTGGCCCCTGCCTCGAATGCTGCCTGCCTGCTCGGGTTGTCCATTTCCATAATCGCTTCTACGAATCCGGTCCCGCTGCCCTCGATTTCCTGGAGGTCTAAAATCGCCTGGTTGTCCTGGTTGCGGACGATAATGTCTACCAGGCCGCGGTAGGTGATCTTCATCAGGTCCGCGGCTACTAATGGCGGGAGCTCGCGGTCCCTGGTTACGGTCTCTGAGTATTTTTCCCAAAACCAGATCGGAACAATAAAATCTACTGACGCCTGAGTCCCGGCTGATTCGGTTAGGGTTAGATTCGTGTCGTCTATATATCCGGCGACCGTGTATCTGACTTCGTTTATGATGATGGCCCGGCCTTCCCAGGCTGGCATAAACCTGGTCCCGCTGATCCTGGTGACCGCGGTTCCGTCGGTGCTGACCACTCCTTTCGGTGTAACGTCCAGGCCCTTAATCCCGCGGTGTTCTTCCTGGTAAGCTCCTCCGTCGTAGCTGATTTCAAAAGTCGGGACCGTCCCTACGCGGTAGCCCAAAACAAAGTCCTGGGATTCTCCGTCGCCTTTCTTGTATTCGATCTGTTCTCCGGTCAGGTCCCGCCCGCCTCTGATCCATTGGCGGTTGCGGTATTTCGGGTTGCCCTCTTCAACCTGCGGGTCTCCGATCATGTCCTCCCAGGTGATCGTGTCCGGGTAGACGTAATGCTCTGGTGCCATAAAATCGAGGCTTTTGTCCGGGCTGATAATCCACCAGTAATTGGTTGCTTCCTTTAAGGCGTCGATGGCCCTGGAGGCCGGGATGTAATTAAATACGGTATCCTCTATTGTTTCCCCCGGGTCTATCGTTCCGAGGGTGATTCCTTCTTCCGTCAGGTAATCGGTGTGCAATGCCGTAATAATTGCCCCTGGTGTCATTTTCTCGTAAGCCCGGGCCACGATTCTTTTGTCGGTCAAATAATGCCAATCGATGCAGGTGATCGCGTGAAGGACCGCGGCCTTGGAGCTCTTCCGGCGCCGCTTGGCCGTCTCGATAATCCCGCCGTATTTTAGGGTTTCGCCCTGGTAGACCAGGACCGGCTGGCCGCGCCGGAAAACCTTTTCGCCGGTCCAGTCGGTTACCGTAAATCGGCAGGTCGATCTTTCGTCGACCGCCTTGTCAATCCGGAAATCGTCCTTTACGAATTCCTGCTCTACTCCTGAGATCGTAATTTTTATCATATCCGCAGCGCCGCCTTTAGCCTGATTTCCTCGACCAGCGGTTCGCCGATCGCCCGGAGCAGGGTCTCGCTGTCAAGCTCTACGGTGACGTTGATCGTCCTGGGCCCGGCCATTCCGGTGCCGGGTGGTCCTGGCCAGTCTCCGCCGAAATCGAAGCCCGGGTCTCCGTCGCCAAATTCTGGGGTGATGTCTTTTAGCCTGGAGAAGCTCTGCTTCATTTCTCCTGGTAGCCTGGAGGCCCGCTCCGCGATCGCGTCGATCGCTCTTTCGGCGTATGATGGTGAGCTTATGCCGAGCCCGTTTTTGATTCCGCCCCAAATGCTTTCTCCGGCCTTTTTGGCTGCATTCCATAATTCTCCGCCGAAGCTCATGATCTTGGTGACGACCGCTTTTAATGTGTCCCCTAAAAGATTCGGCAGGTTCTTGACCGTGTCCATAAATCCTTCGGTTAGCCTCTTGGCGGCTGCCTGGGCGTTGCTCCATAAATCGGTTACCCAGGATTTGATTCTGTCAATCGTGGTTCCCAGGGCGGTGCTGAAGGTCGCGGTGATCGTTTTCCAGGTGTCTGCGAAAAAGTTTTTAATCCTGGTCCAGATTTCTCCGATGAACTCGAAAATTCTGCCGTATGCTGACCTGAGGTGGTCCTCTACGGCCTCCAGGTCTCCGCGGAATAAGGCTTTGATCGCTTCCCAAATTTCTGTAAAAAACCTTACTATCTCGTCCCATATCTCGGTTATGAATTCAAAAATTGCCGTGAACCGTCCGGTGACTCGGTCGAGCAGTTCTCCGGCTTTGCCGTCTCCGATCTCGCGGATGCTGTCCCAGGTCTTGCCGAAAAAGTCTTTTATGTTTCCCCAAACGTTTTCGGTCGTGTCCTTTATGCTGGACCAGGTTTCGCTGGCTTTGTTCTTTACGGCATCGGTGCCTCCGGAAAAAATGCCCTTAATTCCTTCCCAGATATTCGTGAATAATTCTACGATCGCGCCCCAAATTTCGGCCGCTTTTTCCTTTATCCATTCCCAGGATTTTATTAGCCATTCGCTGACCTGGTCCCAATTCTTCCAAAGCAGGACGATCGCGGCGATCAGGGCTATGATCGCTACTACTATCCAGGTGATCGGGTTCGCTAAAAGCGCTGCCGTAAAAGTCCAAACGCTGGTCGCCGCAGCGCCGATCGCCGGGATGAGGCTCCCGCTGGTGATCGCGGCCATGGCTCCTTTGGCCAGTGAGAGGCCCTTTATGATCGGGCCGAGGCCCATCATGAGCGGGGCTAAATTTCCTACGGTCCCGATCAGGTCGCCGTATTTGTAGGTGAGCTCGCTGGCGGCGTGCTGCATTTTCTGCAGGGTGGTGTAGCTCTCTCCGTGAATGTCGGCGTTGCGCTGAATGATGTCGCTGGAATCTGAAACCTGCTGGCGGTATTCCCCGAAGGTGTCGCTGCTTACTCCTAATGTCTCGAGCATTTTGCCCATGTCGCCGTCGGCGTCTTTAATCGCGGCTTGGAGCTCCTGCCTGGCTGCCCGGCCGGTTAGGCCCATTTCGTTTTCGAGGATTCCTAAAAGGGCTGCCGCGTCGTCTATGTCCATGCCCATATCGGCCATTTCTGGGCCTACGCGCTCGATGATGTTCATAAAATCGGCTACGTTGCTGGTCGTGTGCTCGGTTATGTATCCGAAAGCGGCCAGGGCTTTTTCTTCTTCCCCGGCGCTGATCCCTAAAATCTGAAGGGCTACTCCGGCCTCAGCGAGCATGGGTCCGGCCAGCCCGGTCGCGTCTCCGATCATGTCCCAATTCGTGGCGTATCTTTCGAGGGCCTCCGCCGTGTCAAGGCCGCGCTGCTTCCCGGTTTCCATGAGGGCTAAAACGTCCTCGATCGGGAAGGTTACGTTGCTCATACCGATCGCTAAATCCCTGACTTCGTCGGTCGTCATGTCGAGGCTGGCTGCCAGCTTTTTGGTCTGCTCGGTTAGGGGCGCCTGGGACCTGGCGGCTGCTTCGAATGCGGCTCCGGCCGCGGCGCCCGCTGCTCCGATCGCTACCCAATTGGTCTTGATCGCTCCGGCGGCCGCTTTGGTTTTATCGGCTATTCCGCCTACTACGTCGCTGGCCTGGTCGATTGCTTTAATAATGACTTCCATTATGGCCAAGGCCTATCCCTCCTCTTTCCGGCGCCTTTCCTTTCGTTCCTTTGCTGCGTTACTTAAAATGCTGCGTAGCTCTTCCTTACTGGCGCCCTGATCCGCGGTCCCGGTTTTTCCTGCTCCGGTGATTTGGCGGATTGCTTTCGGAAGCGCCAATAATAAAAATTGGCTCTGGAGCCTGGTCAGGTCTCCCTGCTTAGCTTCCAGCGGCAGTCCGTTTAGGTGCAGGATCGCTATTTGCTGTCCTTCCCGGCTTGTCGCGAAATTTCTTAAGCGTCTCCGCAGCCTCCTTACTGGTGACGCCGGATATTTCGTAAATTGCCCGGGCGATTTCTTTAATGACTCCGGGTGGTGTCAGGTCCATCGCTTCTTCTACGGTGTCCAGCTTTTCCCCGGAGGCGAAGGCCATGCCGTAAAATACCGCGGTGGCGTTTGCCTCGAATTCTGCGTAAGTTGTTTTTTCCAGGTCGATCTCCGCCTGCATTCCTGCTGCCGATTTTTCCTTATCGACGTTTCCATCTTCATCGTAAACCGCTCCGCCCTTGAGGTGGGTGCCGGTTACTTTTATGCTCTCGACCTGGGCGTATTGCTTCTCGGTTAAGGGGCGGATAATGACCGTCCCGCCCCAGGCTTTTACCTCTATCTCTTTGGTTAAGTCTTTCCCGGCCATCACCTGGGCCTTGGTTAATTTAATGTTGCCCTCGCTCATTCTGCTCATCCCTTCTCTTTGCGATTGGTTTAGCTGGTTGCGGCCATTTCCTCTTCATTGTTTTCGATCGAGCACAAAATTTCGCCCTCGACCTCGCCGCTGGCCAAGGTCAGGTCTGTCATTAAGGCCCGGGCCTCTACGGTCTGAACGGTTTCCGATCTTCCACTGGGCTGCTGGCTGACCGCGGTGTTAACGACCTTCGGTAAATAAATTTCTACTTTTCCGTGGTCCTCGCATGGTGAGGTGTCCAGGACCAGCTTGATACCGTATTCCTCTGAGCCGCAATCGTTCGGGCCGGTGCTGGCGCCCCAGAGCCGTTCCAGCATGATGGTGTCCTCATAAAATAGCTGCAGCGAAAGGGTGGTTTCCCGGTCGCCCGCTGGAATCCTGGCTGGGTAGCGGCTGCCGATGTGACGGCCTCCGTCCGCACTGGCGCTGTTGTTAATGTTCAGCGTGAATTCCTTGACCTTGGCGCTGATCGAAAGGTCTCCGCTTGGGTCCCCTTCGCCGATCAGGTAGGCGGTAACTTCGTGGAAGGCGAGCGGGTATTCCTCTGGGAATAATAGCTCTCCAACCTCGAGCGCTGACTTGCTGTCCTTGCTGGCCGCGATATCTACTGTGGCCATGCAAAGTTCTGAGCCTACGTTTATCTGGAGGCTGTTAACGACGCATCCCGAAAAAACGTGCTCGAAAATGTCTTTCCCTACGCGGGCGCAAAAACTTGGGAGCAGAACGTCCTCCGTGCCCCATGCTTCGTGTAGGTTCAAGCTGCCGGTCCCGCCGCTGGCTGTGTATTTGTAGCTGCCTAAGGCCCACTTCAAAAACCAGCCGATCGTGCGGACGTCGAGGCCGTAAACGATATTCCCTCCGGGCGCGTAAAATCCCGGGCGGAATATCCTGGCTGTTCTCCTGGCGCCGCCGTCGTAAATAATGTTTGTGTTGCTCGGTGCGTCCAGGCTGGCGCTGGCAATGTCAAGGTGGACCACTGCTGCTGGCGCCGGTGCTTCTCCATATTCGTATTCCTCCGCGATTCCGCAATAACGTCTAATTCCTGCCATAATTAATTCCTCCTCCGTTTAAGGGTTGTTCTCTAAAATGACGAAATGGACCTCGATGGTTGCTGTCGCTGCGAATAGCGATTCGTTCTGTAGGTTTGGTCCGCCCATCTCGAAATTTCCGCTCCTGACATCCTGGATGTAGGCCCTCTTGCCCAGGGTCCTGTCTTTTAAAATTTCGCTCCGGGCCCGGGCTGCCAGGGTGGTTGCTTCCATGTAGCCTTTTTCCGGATCGTTGTTTTTGACTATCGCTAAAACTAAAACGTTTAGCGTCCATTTTTCAGTGTAGCTCCGCTGGCTCTGGTCGCATGATGCGGTGAGGCTTCTTACCCAAATTGCTGGTGTCGTCGGCGCCGGTCTGCTCCGGTCTCCGCGGATCAGGGTTTTGACGCCCTCGAGCGCGTTGCCCGCTCCGATCGCCGGTTTGAGCCTGTCCATGATTCCGTCCATGATTCCTTCTAAGGCTTTGTCTAAACTTATCAGCTCTGGCATTTATGCTGCCCCCGTTTCCCTCATCGCTCTGGCGACAAATTCTTCTACCCGGCTGTCTGCCTGGTCGATCGCCCGGTCCGCGTATGGGTTAGGTTTTTGTCCTTCTACCGACCTTAAAAACCAGGTTTTCCCGAGCCAGTCGAAAACTAAAACATTGGCCTGGACCGGGACGATTCTCTGCCCTGTCGGTCCGTGGATTCCGGTTCCTTCGTGAACCCAGAGCGCGTATTCGACGTTG